CGCATATAGAAACTATAGTCAAATTAGTGTTAAAATAGCCTTTAAATAAAGGGATTTGCTGAATTGATGCCCACCAAAATGTGCGTTTTGTCCACCATTTGTCCACGCTTTTTCAACGTGGTGGACACGGTGGGCATCATACTTCAGCAAATTTTTCAAAGACTTCCACTGATTCTTCTTCCATGACCACGGTGTTGTGGACATAGGTTTGAAGTGTGGTTTCAATCTTTTCATGACCAAGTCGCTTTTGCACGCTTTTGACATTTGCGCCGTTCTGAATCAAAATGGTTGCATGGGTGTGTCTTAAACTATGAAAATCAAAAGCTATTTTCAAGCTATGCTGAATTACCCTAGAAGCATACTTGAAAGAATCCGGTGACGTATATTCACCATTTTCATCAACACAGACCATTTTGACGATGGGAAGGGCGCTTTTCACGCATTTTTGGATTGGAACAATCCGCTTCAGATCATTGCCCTTTTCGTCCTTTTCCATCTGGATGACATGGATGGTGTAAAAATCCCCATACTTCAATTCATTGGCTTCCTGTCTTTCTTTTTCCATGCGTAAAGCTTCGGACAGCGTATGACCGAATTTAACGCTTCTCACGGACGATTTTGTTTTAGGCGTACCAAAGTACCATGCTTGTTTCTTTTCGCCCGCTACACGCCGTTTAACGGCCTGTGCGCTGACTTTCAGTTCATTCTTCTCAAGATCAATATCATCCCACGTCAAACCAAACACTTCGCCGATTCTTAGGCCAGTGTAAAAGCCAATCATCAGCGGGATGTGAAACCGTGATCCAAACGGAAACCGATTGATAATAGTTTGCCAGTCTTCCAGATCAAGAATGATCCTTCTTCTTGGTTCTTTTTCAATGGCCGGAATCCTGACAAAGCGCATGGGATTCTCTTTGATATATTGAAGCGGTTCAATCGCATAATCCAAAGCGCCGGAAAACGTGCTTAGAATGCCCACCACATGGCTTTTGGAAAAGCCGTTTCCCTTTAGTTCATTGGCGTATTCCTGAAGCACTGAAGCGCTCAGCGCCTTCAGCTTATAAGTCCCAAAGCGGGGCTTCAAGTGGCCGTCAATCAATCTTCTATAATTTTCTTGGGTGTTGTACTTCAGATTGACCTTTACATATTGTTCAAACCAATAATCCAGATAGTCTGCCACGCTGATTTCCGTGGGTTCAAAGTGCAGTCCAGCGTTGTTGTATTCTGCCAGCGCTTTTGTCCCTGCTTCCAAGGCTTCCTTTTTGGTTCTGAATCCTGACTTGCTGATATGCTTTCTTTTTCCATCCACCTTGGCAGCTTCAAAGCGGTATTCCCAATTTGGCTTCTTATCCGGATTATTTTTATTCCTGTCCCTTATGTTTATCTTTGCCATTTTGAATGTCCTTTCTGTTCAGTGTTCGTGCTGTGCAATATATTTACTATCTATATATATTTATTATTTTCTAGTGTTTTGCCAAGACACTATATAAATTAAGCAGGAAGGGCAAAATTGCATGAACAACTTGAACAGTACCATTTTAGCCCTTTGTTGAGGGCTTTTTTGTGTTCACACGATATCACATCAGCACATTTTTTAAAACGCTTTTGAGTTGGTTCTCTAAATTGTCAGCGGGAACGTCCCAAATACGCTTTAAACGGTCAGAAAGGTCAAGCATGTCTTCTTCTGTCAAACCATAGTCTTTCATGCGTTGGGAAAGTGATTCATCCAAGTCCAATTCCCCAAAAGCCAAGTAAATTGCAAACTGGTTGGCAGCCTTTTCCGATTCAATGAACTTGGCAGCAGCTTTTTCCTTTAAGAACTGCATCCCTTCATTGTTGGTGAACGCTGCATAAAGCATGTGAGTAACCACATAGCTTTGGAAATACGGTGGAAGACTTTCATTCACATGAATAAATTTTTGACCCATGGCCTGATTGTAATAACCAAACACATTTCCCAATTCTTCTATAACAACAGTGATGTCTTCTTTTCTTGCAATCTCATAAGGATTTCTTGTGTTGTACTTTTCCATTACTTCCTTCGCAAGATTTTTCAAAGATGTTCATCCCTTCTTATTTAATTTTTGTGCAACCTTCAATGAGTTTTCAAGACTGGAAATAAGCAATTCCCTTGAATCTTCATCCAGCAGTTCCCCGTCTAAGGTCAAAGCTGCCTGATTATTATGTAAATAGTCCAGCATCAGTTTCATCTGCTTGGAAATATCCATAACATCCTTTGGCGCTTCAACCCTTTCATCATGGGTCTTGAAGTTGGTTGTTCCCAGAAGATAATCAACCGATACATCAAAATATTTGGCAAGGGCTTCAATAGCCTTGGAAGGCGGGTTGATCTTCCCACGTTCATATTCAGCATAATTTGATCGGCTGCATCCTAAGATTTTAGACATGTCTTCTTGTGTGTTTAGCTTTTCCTTTCTTAACGCTTTTAATCGTATTCTAAACAACTCATTCATTTATTCATCATCCTTTCGTCATTATTATAGTCATTATTAATGACACTGTCAACCGTAAAAGAATAAATTCCATTTTTACTGACGAAATCTATTGACAATGACAATTTAATCCATTATACTGACATTGTCAGTTAAACAGACACACAGAAAGATAGAGGACATAAAGATGAGTGAAAAGAGTTTAAAGCCGATAATTGATAAACTTGAAAGTTTATTTTCAAACTTCAATCAGAAATTCTACAACGGCAAGCTTCAAAAGCCAGTCATCACAGTTTCACCAGATACAACCAAAGGCGCTTATGGCTGGTGTACTACATGGAAGGCTTGGAAAGAAAAAGATGAAGAATCAGGCTACTATGAAATCAATCTTTGCGCAGAACATCTTGCAAGACCGTTCCCAGAAGTGTGTGCAACTCTGCTTCATGAAATGGTTCACCTGTGGAACTTGCAGAATAACGTTCAGGACACAAGCCGAGGTGGAACATACCACAATAAGAAGTTCAAACAGGTTGCAGAAGAACACGGTTTAATCATTGACCAAGATTCAAAATATGGGTGGACAATTACAAGCCTAAACGATGAAGCAAAAGCCTTCATTGATGGGTTGAAAGAACAAGGATTTGAAATTTACAGAAGCAAGCTTCCAAAGATTAAGAAATCAAAAAGTTCTTCTTCAAGGAAATATGTTTGCCCGCATTGCGGATTGATAATCAGGGCAACAAAGGAAGTTCATGTGATATGTTCGGAATGTGGCGTTGAATTTGAAGAAGAAATTTAAAGCAGATCGAAACCTAGGCAGAAATGCCGATGGTCTGCCAGTCAGGCTGGCACTGATGAGATCGTGAAAGAAGGTGAAAACGTGATTGATTTAAAAACTGTCAGAAAAGAAAAGGGCTACACTCAAGAAACCCTTGCAGAAGCTGCATGTGTGCATCGAAGCACAATCGCCATGATTGAGGTTGGCGCAAATTTGCCATCAGTCAATCTTGCAAAAAGGCTGGGTGAAATCCTTGGCTTTGATTGGACATTATTTTTTTCAAGCTAAATGTCATTTAAACTGGAAAGGGGCGATAAAATGACGGAAGTTCTATATACTGTCAAGGAAGTGTCAGAACTTCTGAAATGCAATGTTGACATGGTTCACAAACTGAGGAAGGCGGGACTGCTTCCATTTCTAAAGATTGGCTGCTACAAGGTGAGAAAACAAGCGTTAGATGAATTTCTTACCACTTACGAAGGAAAGGACTTAACTGATCCATTTAACATCAAGGAACTTGAATAGAAAGGGAAATATGAAAAACAAAAAATTTAAGAAAGGCGACAAGGTCAGAGCTAAGGTAGGAAACTGGGAAGGTATCGTGACACATGTTTGGGATGACGGAAATTTTGGTGCCGTAACAACGAAGCGCATTGATTCTAGTGAAATTGATGAAAAATATTATGATTTAAATCCCAAACACTTTGAACTGATTACGCCGGAAACTATCGTCATTACTAACGACGGCAAGACCACAATAGCGTGGCTGAAGCAGGGCAAGAAAACGGTAAGACAAGCTATTGCAAAGTGCAGTCCGGACGATGAATTCAGTCTGGAAACTGGGGCGAAACTGGCGCTTGAAAGACTGTTTAGGACTGAATGCGTTAAACAAGATCATTATGAGGTCGGGGATAAGATCAAGTTAAAGGATTGCTTTGAGGGACTGGGGAACTTAGTTCCAGAAATGCTGAAATGGCAAGGCAAATTCATGACGGTTAGCCGTAAGTATAAAGATGGTGTGAGAACCGCCGAGGATGACCGCAAATGGTTTTGGAACAACCACTTCATTGAAGGAAAAGTGAAGGAAGAAGAACCGAAGAAGGAAGAACCGAAGAAGGAAGAACCGATGTATAAGATCGGTGATCGTGTGCGGATCGTTAAACAGAAGACTGGCAAATATTGGAATTCGTTTGGGGAAATGGACTACTGGTTAGGTAAGACGATGACTATAGTTTCGATTATTACAGGCAAAAATCCGATATACAAGATGAAAGAGGACGCTGGTGAATGGTTTTGGTATCCGTGGATGATCGAAGGAAAACGAAATGAAAGAAAGTGATTGAATGAAACTTTTCCCACATCAGCAACAAGCCTTAAAGCAGACAAGCGATTTGAACCGGGTTGCTTACTACCTTGATATGGGATTAGGAAAAACCTTTGTAGGCGCTGAAAAGATGATGCAACTGGGTAAAAAGGTCAATTTGGTTGTATGCCAGAAATCGAAAATTCAAGACTGGGTTGACCACTTTGTAAAGTATTACAGGGACAAATCAGAACCATTCTTATTAGACGTGTGGGATCTTACCACAAAAGGTGGAATGATGGGTTTCTTGAGTGGAGAATCAATGATTGAAAACGGCCAGTATAAAATCATTGGCATCATCAATTATGAACTGGCGTGGCGCAGAAAAGACCTTCTAAAGCTGAAAGATTTCACATTGATGTTGGATGAATCTTCATTGATCCAAAACAGGAAAGCCAAACAATCCAAGTTCATTCTTAAACTTCGACCTTCTAACGTGATTCTGCTTTCAGGAACACCAACGGCTGGAAAATATGAAAACTTGTGGACACAGGTTCATTTGCTCGGATGGGAAATATCAGAACAGCTTTATATGAAGCAATATGTGAACTGGAAACTGATTGACGTGGGTGGAATTAAGCACAAGATTGTTGACAAAGAAAACCCTTATAAGAACGTTGAAAGACTGAAAGCAAAAATGCGGTCTTATGGGTCAGTCTTCATGAAAACCGAAGATGTGCTTGATTTACCACAACAGAATTTCATTGAAGTGAAAGTTCCATCGTCCAAAGAATACAGAAAATTCATGAAAACAGGCGTTGTGAGCGTTGAAGATGTTGAGCTGATTGGTGATACTTCTTTAACAAAAAGACTGCGTGCAAGGCAGCTGTGCGCCGTATACAGCAAGGAAAAGCTGAACGCCTTCAAAGACTTACTTGAATCCACCAATGATAGATTGATAGTCTTCTATAACTTCACAGAAGAATTGGTCAGGCTTAAACATCTATGTGAAGAACTGAGCAGACCAACAAGTGAAGTCAATGGATCAGTGAAAGATTTGACCGCCTATGAAGCGGAATCCAATTCAATCACATTCTGCCAGTATCAGTCTGGGGCAATGGGTCTGAATCTACAAAAGGCAAATAAGATCATTTATTTCAGCCTTCCAGAACGGTCAGAACTGTTTGAGCAGTCCAAGAAAAGGATTCACAGAATAGGGCAGGAACAACCGTGCTTCTATTATGTGATGGTGTGTCGCAAGTCGGTTGAAGAACAGATGTATGAAGTTTTGAAGGAAAGGAAGGACTACACGGATGAACTTTTCAGGCAGAAGAATTGATTGGAAACATGTACTTGCGGTTGTAATGTTCATGGTTTCAATTGCATTGATGGCCTTAACGCCACACTTCAACCAGACTGCGAACTTGTCAAGGGTCACGCCGGGATATGGTGGGGAATGCCTTCTGTGGTTCTTTCCGTTCCTTGCTGGGGTGGTGCTTAGTGACTGATGGCAGCTGAAAAAACTTTTGAACAGAAAGTAAAAGCATTCCTGAAGGAACAGGGTTGCTGGGTGCTGAAAACTTGGTCGAACGGTGTTCAAAGATCAGGTGTTCCAGATTTGCTTGTATGCTGTAATGGTTATTTCCTAGGTGTGGAATTGAAAGCACCAAAAGGGAAGCCGTCTGAACTTCAGCTGTGGAATATCGAACAAATCAGAAAAAGCGGAGGAATTGCGATTGTTCTTTATCCGAACCAATATGAAGAATTTAAGAAAATGATCATTGAAATGAAAGGATGGAAAAATGAATCTATACGATTTGAAAGAAGCCTATAAGGGTGTTCAACAAGCAGTTGACGATGGCGAAGACTTGGAAGGTGTACTGCTGACAATTGATGATGCCATTGAAGACAAGGCTGACAACTATGCAATGTTGCTTGCCAATCTGAACAGTGATATTGACGCTATAAAAGCGGAAGAAGCACGTTTGAAAGAGCGCAGACAACGGATTGAAAAATCCATTGACACGCTAAAGCAAGACCTATTTGCAGCAATGAAGGAAACTGGAAAAGAGAAATTCAAGACTTCACTATTTAGCTTCACCATTGCGAAGAACGGCGGGAAAACACCTGTTATTGTCGATGTGGAAACCGCAAAGCTTGATGATGACTTTGTGATTGTCACAGAAAAGCCAAACCTTGATGCAATCCGGGAATACATTGAAAAAACGGGTGACATCACGTTTGCACATTTAGGCGAGCGTGGCGAAAGTCTGCGGATCAGATAGAAAGGGAAATTTAAAAATGAAATTTAAAATCGGCGACAAAGTCAGAGCGATAACAAATGATTACGTCATCACAACGGCAGAAGGTCACTGGGAAGGTGTTGTCACACACGTTCATGAGAATGGGGAATTTGATGCAAAAACGACAAACTACGTTGTGGAAGGATTCTTTGATGAAGAATTTTTCAATCTTAAGATGGATGATTTTAAACTTATTGGTGTCAATGAAAATGTTATTCGAATAAGAGGGTGTGAAAACGCTTACGAAGTGGCCGACACTTTAATGCAGAATGGCTATTGGGTGAAGGTCACACCACATGGCGATGATTACAACTGTGACTGTTTGGTGTATTTCAAAGAAAGTGAGGAATAAGAAATGGGTCTTCCAGTATTAATTTTAGGGGAAAGTGGAACAGGAAAATCTGCTTCCATGCGAAACTTTAAACATGGTGAATTGGCAATTGCTAATGTTGCCAGAAAGCCACTTCCATTCAAAGGCAGCTTTGAAACGATTGACAGTGACAGCTACAGAGAAATTAAAAAATTCCTGTCAGAAACCAAGGCACAAAGCATTGTCATTGATGATGTTCAATATTTAATGGCGAATGAATTCATGCGCCGGGCAACGGAACGGGGCTATGACAAGTTCACAGAAATTGCGCAGAACATGTGGGATTTAGTTCAGTTTGTCATCAATGACCTTCCGAAAACAACCGTGGTTTACTTCATGGCGCACATTGACCGGGATCAGAACGGAAATGAGAAGATCAAGACCATTGGGAAGCTTTTGGATGAGAAAATCACAGTGGAAGGGATGTTTACCATTGTCTTGAAAACCAACGTCACAGACGGTGTTTACAGCTTCCTGACGCAAAACAGCGGACATGACACGGTGAAAAGTCCAATCGGATTATTCAACAGTTATGCTATCGAAAATGATTTGAAGTATGTTGATGAAAAAATCCGCAACTATTATGAACTTGGCGCATTTCTGACAGATGAAGAAGTGAAAGAAATTGATAAGATTGCGGAACAGGTTGACATCATCAAACCGGATTCTAACGGGCGAAAGCGCAGAGAGAAAAAGAACGAAGAACCAGCGCTGGACTTAAACACACCTTATCAGATCGAAGAAGGCAAGCTGGTTGAGGATCAGCCAGTTGAAGACCAGCCAAAGGAAGAAGCGCCAGTTCGCAGAAAAAGAAGACAGCGGGCATGACAACGCACCTTGACAGGATCAGTGAAGGTAAGTGGAATAAGCTGATAAATTCGGCCAAAGAACACCCGCAAAAACTTCACTTCAGAAGTGGGAATGCGCACATGGAAATGGCTTTAGGCTATTACATGGCATTGCCAAAAACTGAACAGAAACGACTTGAAAAATTATGGGGAAAGCCCCAAGGAGGAAATTGAAAATGAGTATTTTTGACAAATTCAACGAAGCAGTGAATGGTGCTGCATTGGCAAAAGACACAAAGGAATTGGAAAAGAACGGTTTCGGAAAGGAAGTCCCGGTTGGTGAGTATTATATCAAGATTGAAAAAATGGAACTGAAGGAATGTACTTCAGAAGCTAACAAAGGAATGCCGATGTTTTCCGCACAGTTCAGAATCATTGAAGGGGATTGCAAAAACAGCTGCATCTTCATGAACCAGCTTGTTTCCACACCTTTCGGAATCCACAACGTCAACACATTCCTGAAAAGCTTGGAAACAGATGTGGATGTTGAATTCAATGGAAATTATGAGGGTTACAACAATATGATTCTGGATGTCATGGAAGCCGTGGACAAGAAGATGGAATTCTTGCTTGAGTTTGGTAAAAACAACAAAGGGTATAACACTTATAAAATCAAGGAAGTCTTTGATTGCTAATTTTTTACTCCAAAATGTCATTTAAAAAGGAACTGTCAGTGTACTTCTTATACACTGACAGAACCTTCATAGAAAGGAAGGCTTAATGAAAATTCTTGTAGCTTGTGAAGAATCGCAAGCGGTAACAATCGAACTAAGAAAACTAGGGCATGAAGCATATTCCTGTGACATCATCACTTGTTCAGGTGGGCACCCGGAATGGCATTTGCAACAAGATGTAATACCTTTATTAAAAGAAAGATGGGACATGATCATTGCTTTCCCACCATGCACTTATCTGTCAAACGCTGGTGCGTGCAGATTATATCCGAAAAAAGGACAGATTGATCCTGTCAGATATAAAAAAGGACTTAAAGCTAAAGAGTTCTTCATGATGTTCTACAACGCAGACTGCCAACGAATAGCAATTGAAAATCCTGTATCAAGCAAGGTTTTTGAAATGCCGAAGCATACGCAGGAAATTCAGCCTTGGCAGTTTGGGCATCCGTATACAAAGAAAACAAGACTTTGGCTTAAAGGTGTACCATCATTACAGCCAACAGATGTTGTTGAACCTATCGCACCTTATGTTCCTGCTGGAACAGGAAGAAAAGACAGAAGTAAGTACGGAGTTGCAAAACGTGGCGAAGATGCAAAAAACAGGGCAAAAACTTTCTCCGGAGTTGCAAAGGCAATGGCCGAACAATGGGCTGGGAAAGCAAAAATTTTTAAATGAAAATGTCAGCTTAAATGGAAAGGAGGCTTGAATGATCTTTTACGACTTTGAAGTATTCAAGCATGACTGGCTGGTAGTGCTTATCAATCCGCAGGAAGCCAAAGAAGAAGTCATCATCAACGATCCAGAAAGGCTGAAAAGGTTCTATGAGGATCACAAGAAAGATATCTGGATTGGATTCAATTCAAGACGCTATGACCAGTACATTCTGAAGGGCATTCTGGCGGGTTTTAATCCCAAAGATATCAATGACTGGATCATCGTTGAAGACAAGCCAGGATGGCAATTTTCAAGTGTATTCAGGCAGATTCCATTGAACAACTATGATGTTAAGCAAAACACTGACAGAGGGTTGAAAACCTTTGAAGGGTTCATGGGGAATGATATTCAGGAATCCAGTGTTCCCTTTGACATTGACCGAAATTTGACGGAAGCGGAAATTGCGGAAACCGTCAAATATTGCCATCACGATGTAGAACAGACCATTGAAGTGTTTCTGAATCGTTTAGAAGAATTTGATACCATGTTTTATTTCATGAAGCATTTCCACTTCCCAATAAGCGACATTTCCAAAACCAAGCCACAGCTGGCTGCAAAAATGCTGGGCGGTAATGGGAAGGGCAAGGATTTCAATGATGAATTCAAATTCCCTATTCTGGACTGCTTGCGATTGAAAAAATACAAACATGTTGCGGATTGGTACAGAAACCCTGGAAACCACAACTATTCAAAGAAGCAAGATGGGGTCATGGTTGCAGGGGTTAAGCACACCTTTTCATGGGGCGGTGGTCATGGCGCAAGGGCAAAGTATTCTTCATCCGGTATATTCCTGATTATTGATGTTACAGCTTATTATCCGAGTTTACAGAAGCAATTCAAGTTTGGATATAGAGTGATGGACAATCCAGAAAACTTTGAATTCATCCATGACAGCAATGTTGAGTTTAAACGGAAAGGCGACAAAAAGGCAAGACAGCCTTTCAAAATCATGGACAATGCAATTTCAGGGCAAATGAAGCAGAAACAATCTGCGCTGTATGATCCGATGAGTAATAACAGCATTTGCATCAATGGGCAGTTGCTATTGTTGGATTTGGTTGAACACGTTGAACCGTATTGTGAATTGATTCAAAACAATACAGATGGAATCATTGTCAAGCTTGAAAACTATGACAGCGATTTTGACAGGCTGGATGATGTTGTCTATGAGTGGGAACAAAGAACAGGAATGAAGATGGACTTTGAAACCTTCATTGGTGATATTTACCAGAAGGATGTGAACAATTACCTGATAATCGACCGGGAAACCGGGGCAATGAAAGCCAAAGGCGGTTATGTCAAGAAACTAGGTAATTTGGACTATGATTTGCCGATTGTCAACAAAGCTATGGTTGATTTTATGGTCAAAGGGATTCCGGTTGAAGTTACGATTTCAAAATGTAACGAACTGAAGGAATTTCAACAGGTGAAGAAGATTTCAAAACTATACAAATACATTCAACATGGTGATGAAATCCTGAAGGAAAAATGTGTGCGCTGTTTTGCTTCAAAAGATGAATCTGACGGTGGATTGATCAAGGTTCATGCAACTACAGGAAGACCAGCAAAGATTGAGAACACGCCAGCCCATTCCTTTCTGTTTAATGGATCGGTGGAAGGTGTGAAGTGTCCAAGAAAATTGGACAAACAATGGTATATCGCATTGGCAACCAAGAGGTTGAAAGATTTTGGGGTGATGTAAATGAAAGTTAGGCGTGGGGACATCGTTTATTTGAAAAACTATTCCACTTGTGAAAACCACATTCAAGGGGGCAGAAGACCTTATTTAGTTGTATCGAATGACGTTGGAAATTGGCATTCAAGAATTTGCTTAATCGTTCCATTGACGAAACAACACAAAAAGATGATGCAGCCAACGCACACGGTCATCAACTTCAATGACAGCATGGTCTTGTGTGAGCAAATCATGACGGTATCACAGGATGATATCGAATGCATCAATGGTTATGTGACGCAATTTGACATGGAAAAAGTGAACGCCTGTCTGAAAATCAGTTTAGGGGTGGTGTAATCATGGGGATTCTTAAACCTTATGTTTATAGAAACCTGAGGGAGTATGGAAACACCATCATTTCAAGCAAAGTTTACAAAAGATATGGTGAAGAAGCTATTCTAACAGATTTGAAAAAACACGGTCTGGAATGCCAAATATTCATCACAAAGCATGAATGGGAAGGCGATTCTTTATCTACAAGTAAAATTATTGAACATGTACTTGTGGAAGTTGTGAGGTGACTGCAATGGAACTTTTCCGGGGGTACGTCAGAACCAAAAACAAGAAGTGCATTGACAAATTCAAAGACAAGGAATTGAGAACTTTTGAAGAAGTGAAAGACCTTGACGAATATGCCGGGATCATCACCAAGGATGTTGTCTTAATTGATATTGACAACGTTGAACAGGCAGAAATCATGATGAACATTGTGGAAGACTTGCAGCTTGATTGCCGAGTATATCAGACCACCAGAGGAAAGCACTTCTTCTTCAAAAATTCAGGCGTTGGGAAATGTCAAAACAAACAGAAGCTTGCTTGTGGAATTGATGCAGACATTAAGATTGGCGATCATAACAGCTACAGCATTCTGAAATTCAATGGGGAAGAAAGATTCATTGAATGGGACACAGAATCCGGCGATTATCAGGAACTTCCAAAGTGGATGCACCCAGTCAGAACAAGAATGGACTTCTTCAATATGGAAGAAGGCGAAGGCAGAAATTCATCTTTATTCAGCTACATTCTGACGTTGACCAGCGCTGGATTCAGCAAAGAGGAATCAAAGCGGTGCATTGAGATCATCAACAAATACATCCTGAAAGAAGCCTTGTCTGATGATGAAATTGAAACCATCACAAGGGATGAAGCTTTTCCAAAGGAAACTTTTTATGACGGAAGAACCTTTCTTCACAACAACTTTGCTTTATTCATGAAGAATAATGACAACGTAAAAAGGATCAATGGCCAGCTTCATGTGTACCGGGATGGCGTGTATGTTCATGGCGTGAAAGAATTGGAATCTGCCATGGTGAAGTATCTTCCCATGCTCAAGTCAACGCAACGGGTTGAAGTGTTGAAGTATATGGATATTATCTGCGAGGACGTAACGCCAGCCAGCGCCAACCTGATTGCGTTTAACAATGGAATTTATGACATTGTGAACGATGAGTTAAAGCCATTCAGTTCTGATTATGTTATCACCAACAAGATCCCATGGGATTATGAACCGGAAGCCTATTCAGAACTGGCCGACGTAACGCTGAACAAGATTGCTTGCGGTGATCCGGCTATCCGGCAGCTGCTGGAAGAATGCGTTGGCTATTGCTTTTACAGAAGAAACGAACTGTCCAAAGCCTTTGTCTTAACCGGGGACAGGTCAAACGGGAAATCAACTTTTCTGGACATGGTAAAGAACTTGCTGGGAATGGACAATTATTCCGCATTGGATTTGTCTGAATTGGATGAACGGTTCAGCGTTGCAACCATGGCCGGAAAGCTTGCCAATATTGGCGATGATATCAGTGATGAATTTCTTCAGGGAAGAAGCACGGCCATATTCAAAAAGATTGTTTCAGGGAATCAGGTCAAAGCAGAATACAAGGGGCAGGATGCTTTCTTCTATGCGCCTTATGTAAAGCTGCTGTTCAGCGCCAACGATATCCCACGGATGAAAGACAAGACTGGCGCTGTGTTAAGAAGACTGGTCATCATTCCATTCAATGCAACCTTCAGTAAAGATGATCCTGATTATGATCCATTCATTACATGGAAACTGAAAGATGAAACGGTTATGAAGTATTTGGTCAGATTGGGCATTGAAGGACTGAAAAGAGTATTGACCAACAATGCTTTCAGTGAAAGTGAAAAGGTAGCAAATGAATTAAGAGATTATGAGATTCAGAACAATCCTATTATGCTGTTCCTTCAGGAAAGGGATATTTCAGAAATTGAAAATCAACCTTCAAAAGATGTTCACAAAGCTTATAGGGTGTTCTGCTTGGAAAATGGCTACATGGAAATGACCTTGTCCAACTTCAGCAAAGAAATCAATAAACGCCTTGGGCTGGTTGTGAAACGGGTCAGGATCAATGGGAAGCTATGCGGAATTTATGTGAAAGGATAAGGTATGAAAAATCTTGAAAAGTATGTAAATGAAATCTGCGAAACGATTGCAGAGTGCCCAACGTGTTATTTCCACGGGGATTGCAGTGATTGCTGGTTGAATAGCATTTGCTGTGATAAGGAAGCCTTGAAAAGATTCATGCTGAAAGAAGCGGAAGATGATCCGCTTCTTGATGAACCACAGGGGACTGTATGAAACCGGACGTTTGTATTTATGCGCTGTACGATACAAAAGACAATGATTTGTGTGTTTTTGTTGGTACGATCCCACAGATTGCAAAGTTTTTAGGAATTAAAGTTGCTTCATTTTACAGCGGAGTATCAAGGGAAAGTTTATTTCTCAATCGTTATCGTGCTGAGAAGATAGAAAGGGAATTGGAAGATGATAAAAGTAATTGATAACTGGATTATTGACACGGATGGTTATTGCTTCATTGCTGGCGAGCTTACAGATAAGAAAGATAAAAAAGGGAATGTAATTGTCAAAAGTAAGACCTATCATGCGGGTGTATCGGACGCAGCCAGACGCATTATGAATGAGAAAATTAAGGATGCAGTTGCTGATGGTGACAAAGAAATGCGTGAATTTTTCGCAGAGATGGTTGCTATCAATGACAAGTTCAAATCAATCCTGAGTGAAGTCAAAAGTAAAGAAATTTTGTAAAATTGGATTCCATGTGAACAAGTCGAACTCATGTGATATTTAAAAAAGCCTTTAGTTGAGGGGTTAAAAGAAATGTTCAAGATGTTCTATATACATCGCCCTTTCTTATTAAAATATGTAGTGTTTTGGCAAGTTTGGCAAAACACTATAAAAATATATATAAGTAAAATAGTATATAGAACTTGAACATTGAACAGTTGTGAAAAATGAAAGGAAATGCACAAATGGAAAAAGATTGTATTTTGGAAACGATCAGATCATACTTTGGAGATTTGGAAGGTGTACCAACTGAAGAATTCTATAATGAGTATTTGAAGCATTGTGAAGAATACGAAATTGAACCACAGCACAGACAAACGGTAATAAAGAAGGCTTGTGATTTGAGCGGTGTTAAGTCGAAGCAAATTACAGAATATAGATTTGTTAGAAGGGAAGAAGAATGACAGCGAAAGAATATTTACAGCAGATTAGAAAAATTGATTTGTTGATTCAAAACAAATTGGAACAAGCGCAGGAGTTAAGATCAAAGCTGGAAGTGAAGGGAATCAATTTTGAAAGTGATGGTTCAACCAGCGCCACAAGGAATGTGACAAAGATGAATGATTTGATTGTCAGTGTTGTAACGCTGGAAGAAGAAATTAATCAGCAAATTGACCTTCTTATAAACAAGAAACGTGAAGTCATGGAACTGATTGATTCATTGGACAATGCGGATGAAATCAGTTTGCTTTATAAGCGGTATTTCAACTATAAAAAGTGGGAAGAAATTGCAGTGGACATGAATTACACTTACAGAGGTATATTGAAAATTCACGGCCGAGCCTTGCAAAATTTAGAAAAAGTGTTCACTAAAGTTCACATTGATATGTGCTAAAATGATAGTGTAGAAAGATGGGCAAAGGGCATTCCAATTGATGGGGTGTCCTTTTTCTGTTCCCTGAAAGGTGGTGAAATGTGTGGCAAAAATGACCGAAAAACAAAAAAGATTCTGTGATGAATACCTGATTGATTTGAATGCCACACAGGCAGCGATCAGGGCAGGATATTCAAAGAAAACAGCAAACAGAATTGGAACTGAAAACCTGTCAAAACTTGTGATAAAAGCATACATTGAAGAACGCATGAAAGAAAAAGAATCAGAGCTGATTGCAACGCAGGATGAAGTGCTGAAATATTTGACCTCAGTCATGCGTGGGCAATCTAAATCAGAAATTGTGGTGATAGAAGGAACTGGTGATGGGTGTTCTGAAGCAAGGACAATGGACAAAGCGCCGGACGAAAGGGAAAGGCTGAAGGCTGCTGAACTTATCGGAAAACGCTATGGCCTATACACTGAGAAGGTGAATGTGGATGGTGAGGTTGACATGAATCTAAACATCAAGATTGATTATGGTGATAGTTAATGGATATAAACGTAAAGATGAATCCATGCTTCAAAGAAGTAGACAGAAGCATGAAAAGATATATAGCAATGAAAGGTTCAGCTGGTAGCGGAAAATCAGTTGATACCGCACAGAACTATATTCTTAGGCTGATGAATGACAAAGGGCGCAACCTTGTATGTATTCGTAAATCAGATATAACGAACCGTGATAGCACCTATGCTGAATTGACAGGTGCTATTTATCGTATGTTTGGCGATAAGGTGGATAAGTATTGGAACATTAAGCAAAGCCCTTTAACCATCACTTGCCGTGTAAATGGCAATCAAATCATCTTCCGTGGAATGAATGATGAAAAGCAGCGTGAAAAGCTGAAATCAATCACATTTCAAAAAGGAAAGCTTACTGATGTCTGGTGTGAAGAAGCAACTGAATTGACACAGGCTGATTTTGAAATTATTGATGACCGTTTGCGTGGTGAGCTGCCGGAAGGGCAATTCTATCAAATCAGAATGACTTTCAATCCAGTGAACAAGAATCATTGGATAAAGAAAGTCTTTTTTGATATTCCTGATCCCAATGTACTAACCCACCATAGCACATACCTGATGAATCGTTTCATTGATGATGCTTACAGGCAGCGCATGGAACGAAGAAAAAAGGTTGATCCTGAAGGCTTTGAAATTTACGGATTAGGAAATTGGGGTGAAATTGGCGGTCTGATCCTTCACAATTGGGAAATCAAAGATATTTCGCTGAATCTGAATGATTATGATGATGTGGCAATTGGTCAGGACTTCGGTTTCAACCATGCCAATGCAATTCTATTGCTTGGAATCAAGGATGATAACATCTATATCCTTCAAGAAATATATGTGTTTGAGAAAGAAACATCTGAAATCATTCCGATTGCGATAAAAGAAGCATTCCCAACAAAAAGAACCATGTGGTGTGACAGTGCAGAGCCTGACAGAATCAAGATGTGGAAAACAGCTGGATTCAGGGCAATGCCTGTTGAAAAGGAAAAAACGAACGAAAAAAAATATCAGGCTGCACAGATTGATTGGCTTAAGGGTATTGTGTCTAAAGACAAGACCATCAAAAGAATGATTTATGTGCATCCTCACTGTGTAAATACCATCAAGGAACTGCAGCAATGGAAATGGAAAAAGGATGAAAGAACTGGCGAATATTTGGATGAACCAGTGCCAATTGAAGACGATGCCATGGCTGCGCTTAGATATGGCGTTGAGGGTTGGCGAAAGCAAAAAGCATGGCTTTATTAGAAAGAGGTGATGAAACGATGTTGACAGAAGCAGAAATTCTGAAATTCATAGAAGATGACAGCGGAAGCGAAAAGAAACGCTTTGCAAAGAAGGGTCAACGATACTATGAAGGGGATCACGATATCAGAAACTATAAGTTGTATTACTACAATGCAGATGGCGAGCTGGTAGAAGATAAAACAAGATCAAATATCAAAATCCCACACCCTTTCTTCACTGAGTTGGTGGATCAGGAAGTGCAGTATTTGCTTTCTGGCAAAGATGGCTTTGTTTTCAGCGATATGCCGGAATTGCAGACGGAACTGAACAGCTACTTTAATGAGAATGAAGATTTTGTATCTGAACTGAATGAAGTGCTGACAGGGGCAATCAGCAAAGGCTTTGAATATATGTATGCCTACAAGAATTCAGAAGACAGGCTTGCCTTTGAATGCGCTGATTCTATGGGCGTTGTTGAGGTCAGAGCTAAAGACACGGATGATGGCTGTGAATACGTCATTTATTGGTACGTTGACCGGGTTGAAAAAGGCAAAAAGAAAATCACCAGAATTCAGGTCTGGGATAAAGATCAAACTTATTACTATGTGCGCAGTGGCAGCGAAAAGATTGAAAAAGATGAATCTGAAAAGCTGAACCCAAGACCACATACCATTTACAAGAAAGAGAATGACCAATCCACTTATTTTGAAGGATTTGGGTTCATTCCTTTTTTCAGGTTGGACAACTGCAAGAAGCAATTCAGCGGATTGAAGCCAATCAAAGACCTGATTGATGATTATGACTTGATGTCCTGCGGGCTTTCAAACAACCTTCAGGACGCTTCAGAATATTTGGTGGTTGTGTCAGGCTTTCAGGGGGACAGCCTTGATGAATTGATCCAGAACACCAAGACAAAGAAACACATTGGCGTTGACGCTGGCGGTGGCGTTGATTTCAAGACTGTGGATGTACCTTATGATGCCAGAAAGACAAAGCTGGAACTGGACGAAAAGAACATTTACCGTTTCGGTATGGGATTCAATTCAGCGCAGTTGGGCGATGGGAACGTCACAAACGTTGTTATCAAATCCAGATATGCTTTGCTTGATATGAAAGCAAACAAGCTTGAAATCAGGCTGAAACAGTTCCTAAAGAAGATTCTGAAGGTTGTTCTGGATGAAATCAACGGTATCAACGGGACTGATTATCAGCTGAAAGACGTTTATTTCAAGTTTGAACGTGAGATCATCACCAACGCTTCTGACAACGCAGTGATTGAAAAGACGGATGCTGAAAAACAGCAAATCCTTATCAACACCCTTCTAAATCTGGCGGGAACGCTGGACAATGAAACGATTGTTCAAAATATCTGTGAAGTGCTTGATATAGACTATGAAGAAATTAAGTCAAAGCTTCCAACTGATGAAGCAGCTGCAACAGGGGAAGCAACCAACGCGCTTGAAACGGTGGTAACGGATGAATAAGCGCCAAAAAGAAGTGCTTCAGACGCAGTTGGATCATGAAAAGGAAGTCATTGATGAACTGAAAAAAGTCTATGAACAGGCGCAGAAGGATATTGAAGAAAAAATTAAAAGGCTGATGGCCGATGAATTGACACAGTCGAAAATTTACCAAATCGAATACCAGAAAGCCCTGCGTGGTCAGATCGGCGCAATTCTTGAAAATTTAAATTCAAAAAGCTATGAATCTATTCATGACTACTTGAAAGACAGTTATGAAGATGCCTTCATTGGCAATATGTACGATTTGCAAGGGCAAGGCATTCCGCTGATTATTCCCATAAATCAGGAACAGGTTGTAAAGGCTATACAGCTTGATTCTAAGCTGTCTGGGACGCTTTATGAAGCTATGGGGGTAAATGTAAAGGACTTGAAGAAACGCATTGCCAGCGAGGTTTCCAGAGGGATTTCCAACGGTTTCAGCTATCGTGACATGGCAAGAAATCTGAATAACGCCATGGGCATTGGACTGAATAAGTCAATCCGTATAGCAAGAACTGAAGCGCACAGGGTAAGTCAGCAGTCAACCATGGATGCAATGCGCCAAGCCAAGGACAAGGGCGCTGATGTTGTCAAACAGTGGGATGCCACGCTGGACGCTAAGACCAGACCTTCCCATCAAAAGGTGGACGGTGAAATCAAGGAACTGGATGAGCCATTCGGCAACGGCCTGATGTTCCCCGGTGATCCACATGGTTCTGCGGGGGAAGTTATCAATTGCCGATGTGTTGCCCTTCAGCGTGCCAGATGGGCGTTGGATGACGATGAACTGGAAACACTGAAAGAACGTGCTGAATACTTCGGACTTGACAAAAGTGAAAACTTTAAAGATTTCAAACAAAAATATCTTGAAGTCGCTGACAATGACGGCTATAATGACATTGAAGATATTATCATACCAAGAAGCGTGGGCGCTTCTGGTAAGAATTATCCGGTCAAACTGCCAAACGGAAATCATGCCAAGTTCGCAGTGGGAACTGCAATCACCAGGATTAAAGTGTTCGCCGGGAAAGGTACAGACACAGCGATCAAGGATGCAGCTTACTTAGAAGCTGATTATGGAATTGCAGCCGATGAGTGGCAGAAATTGCGGGGCGATGGTTTCATTGTGGAAGATGGCGAAGTCAAGCACGTTGAAATTCATTGGTATGAAGCGGATGGGGAACGGTTTGAGATGAAAGTAAAGAGGTATTTTGATGATGAAAGTTAAGTACATTGGTGAGTACAGCAGCAGACTATCCCTAATAACAGGAAATATTTATGAATGCCTTGGGCAAGAACATTCCAGATATAGGGTTATTGATGAAACCGGGGAAGATTACCTTTACCCGGTTGATGAATTTGAGATTGTAGAAGATGAAGCATCTGACAAATAGTTGGATGCTTTTCTTTATGGGAAGGATGTGATTGAAATGACGATGATTCAAGTCAAATGTATAGATCAGGTGCTGACAGTAACAAACACGCCTGTGGTTGCATCAGGCGGTGTTCTGGAAGACACAGTGGAATTTGAATTCTGTCCTAAATGGGACGGCTTTGCAAAAGTGGCGGTGTTTTATCAGAACAAAGGCGCTATTTATTACAGCCTGATTGATTCAAGTAACCATGCCATTGTCCCGGCTGAAGTCATTGCCACGAAAGGGACAATGTTCTTTGGTGTTATTGGCGTGAAGGACAAGGTGACACGGACAAGCGAAGTTCTAAGGTACAGGATTGACAGTGGCGCATTGGACGGATTCACAGTGGAAGAACCAACGCCGGAACTGTACCAGCAAGTTTTGCAAATGTGTCAATACATGCAGGACAAAGCCGATGAGCTAACAGCGCAACAGTCAGCCTTTGAAACGAATATCAATCAGCAGATGACGGTCTTCAAAGAGGATGTTGAAGCAGATATCAATGCAAGGCTGGCGAAGGTTTACAGGCCGAAAGGATCGGTTGCAAATTATGAATCCCTTCCGACAGATGCAGCAGAAGGCGATGTTTACAACACGTTGGACAACGGAAAGAACTATGCTTGGACTGGCACAGCTTGGGATGATCTGGGCGGGATCGTTGATTTAACAAGCTACTACACCAAGACAGAGGTGGATGAGCTGCTGCAAGGTGCATCCGGTGAAGCAGTTCATGTGATGGATGAAACTTCTTATGTTGAGGTGGCAGACCGAAAACAAGGGCATTTATACTTCAACACAACTGACCGGGTGGTCGTTGGCTCAGATGAGATTGAAGTATCTCCAAATATGGGGTTGAAAGTCATGAAATAGGAGGGTGAAAATATGGCTAAAAAAGTACAGATTCAGCTTTTGGATGAACAGACCGGGGCAGTCATTGATGACGCTAATCCGGTGACAACCGCTGATCTAGTTAAATTTGACGATGGTCAGACATTCCAACAGAAATATGACGCAGGTCTTCTGAAGGGGCAAAAAGGTGATCCGGGCGCAAAGGGTGACACTGGTGAAGGCTTCAGTATTTTCAAGACTTATGCAAGTGTGGCAGCAATGAACGCTGACGCAGTGAACGTGGCACAGGGTAAATTTGTTTTAATCGCTTCGGATGTTGAAAATGAAGACAACGCTAAATTATATGTCAAGGGTGCTTCTGGCTTCACCTTCTTAACTGACTTATCTGGTGCGCAAGGTATCAAGGGCGAAAAAGGCGATCAAGGTTTGAAAGGTGACACTGGTGCAACAGGCGCAAAAGGCGATCAGGGCGTTCCGGGTGCTAAAGGTGATAAAGGTGATAAAGGTGATAAAGGTGATCCGGGTGACACTGTAAAAGTAGGAACTTCTACTTCAACCGCAGTCCAAAGAAGAATCTTCTTCAAGGTCATTGGATAAGGGGTGATTTTATGGCGATTTTAAAAGGTCAAATGGAAATTGACAACGGTGATGTCCTTTACCCTAAGACAAGTTCGGATAATGTTATTGACGCAAGCGGAAAGACAGTGGCGGTATTGATTGGCGATATTGACGGTGTACTTTCCGCTGTCATTAACGGCACAGACTTTGATGCACAGCTGACCGAGTTGCTGGGGGTGTAGTATGACAGTACAAGAAAAGATGGCACAGCTTCAGGCGGTTAAAGAGGATATCAGACAAGCGCTGATTAACAAGGGCGTTGATATGGAAAATGTTACGTTCACAGAGTACGCTGGGAAGATTGAAGGAATTTCTAGTAGTAAAATGCCTGAATATATTGACTGCTCGGTTTCTGGTGTGAATTCAACTAACGGCGTGACAATAACAATGCCTGTTGGTGGATATTATCAGTATTACCTGATGTATAGTTATCAGCAATATGATAGCTCGAATGAAACTTGTAGGTATGTTGATTCGAAGGGTGTAGCGCATGCAATCCACAGCATGTATGCAGGAAGCTATGGGCAATCGCCGGGATTTTCGGTTAATTTAGTCTTTGATTTGAGTATGTTTGAAACCGAAGAAACTATTAAATCCATGAGTTCATTTAAGCTCACTTTTACACCCGCTTCGAGAGATCCGCATTTTATTTCGTTTAAAGCGCAGGCATTAAGAAAATTTTAAGAGGTGCAATTAAATGGCAATATCAGAAACATTAGTACAGCTTGTTGATATCCGTGACGATATCAGACAAGCGTTGATTGATAAAGGGATTGATATGGCGAACGTTCCTCTTTCGCAGTATGCGGAAAAGATTGCTGGAATTGGCGATTTTCCGGGGTATAAATTGCATTTTGAAGATGGGCAGCACCAGACAATTAAAGGTTCTATTAATTCCGTGGTAACTTGGGATAATTCAAAGGTTATTCCGCTTGTTATTACAGGCAGTGTAAACGGCGGTTGGCGTGAAAACACATGGGCGCATTTCGATTTATATTTAAATGATATTAATGTGGGTGCGGTTTATGATGTCAGACCAATGACATCGTATAGTGCGGGTAGTGTTGCCATTGATATGTCCATTAATCTGTTACAATATAAAACCATGGAAGAACTAAAAACAATAAATTCAATCAAATTCAACCGAACGAATGGCGCTGTCACTTTTGGCTGGTACTGTTCAATGTGGTTAGAAGCGTTGTAAAGGGGTGAAATAAAATGGGAACATTTGCGGATGGGTATCAAAAGAAGGTGTGGAAGAATCAGACTGTCCACATCTACAAACAAAGTGGGAAGGAAAAGCTGGGGCTGATTTCATTACCTTATGGAACGGTTGCAGATATTACAGCCTTCTCACTTCCGGGAAAGATCATCAAGGCAATTTTAAATTGTCATTATTTCAACAACAATTTGAATCAAGCTGATTATGGAAAGTATTATGGGCGCTGTCAGTCGTTCACCGAAGACAAGACAACCATTGGCGTTGGTGAAGAAGGGTTTGTTGGTTATAAAGGAACTCAAGACAAGCCTTATATGGACTTTGTTGTACTGAATGACGGTGGAACAAGGGCGGGGGATTTCAATTCTTGGGATTATAGAAAGCCTGAAATCATGGTTGGCTTTGCGCCAGCTGCTGTCCAACTTTATCATGGTGAAGATGTTAACTGGTATTCCCCTGAATGCGGTTACGGTAAGGTTACAACACCAAACACGCAATCCCTTCTGGTCAAATGCGCTGATGGAAAGTTTGCCTTGGTTGCCGTTTCTGGAAAGTTAAACTTGTTTGCGTGTCGCAGTTTCGTCAAGTCTTATGGCTGTACGGATCAGGCAGCGTGTGACAGTGGTGGAAGTACACAGATGCTTGTCAGCGGTTCAAAGAAGGTCTACACGGGGCGAAAGATTCCAACCTGTCTTGTTATCTATGAAGATATCGAAACAGCGCCAGAACAGCCTGAAATCAAGCCAGACACGCAAATCAAGACAAGAATGGTGAAGTGCGTGAAGGGTACGTTGAACAACGGTACTGAATACCCAACACGATCCCATTACACGGCAGACTGGGACAGAACAGGCTACAAGATCAACGTGGGGGATATTCTTGAGTTCGATGATGTCAGACCAGTTCACAACAAGGACGATGATTCTTCTTTCAGAATTTGCGGTGGATCACGGCTTGACTTGATCGGAAGATGGTTTGCTTATGACAAAGATTATTTTCATTGAAAGGAAGCAGAAATGGAAAAATTAGTGCTAGATGTTTCATATCATCAAGGTGCAATCAATTTTCAGAAAATGAAGAATGCTGGGGTTGAAGGTGTGATCCTTCGGTGTGGCTGCACTGGTTATGGATCGGCAAAGACAAAACAGAAAGATGTAAGGTTTGAAGAATATTATCAAGGCGCAAGGGAAGCTGGACTTCCGGTTGGCGTTTACTGGTACAGCTGTGCATCAACCGAAGCTGAAGCAATTGAAGAAGCAAAACTGACACTGGAATACATCAAGGGAAAACAACTTGATTATCCGGTGTTTTTTGATTCCGAAGACACGCACTGGCAAAGACCGCTAAGCGTTGTAGAGTTGAGCAGAGTTGCGAAAGCATTCTGTGAAACGATTGAAAACGCTGGTTATTATGTCGGAATTTACGCTTCCACTTCATGGCTGAACAATGAATTGGATATGTCCTTTCTGAAGGACTATGACGTTTGGGTTGCTCATTATGACGTGAAAAAACCGTCTTATAAAGGAAATTATGGAATGTGGCAGCATTCAAGCAAAGGTTCTGGAAAGGTTTACGGGGTGCCCAGTGAGTATGTTGACATGAATCTTTGTTATAGAGATTATCCAGCAATCATCAAGAAAGCCGGACTGAACGGATACAGCAAGGGTCAGCCAGAAGCAAAGCCGTTCAAAGTTGGCGCTAAAGTGCAATATACCGGGTATCTGTACGGCGATTCCTTCGGCGGTGGTCGAGGTAAAAAGGTGACTGGAACTTTCATCATCACACGATACATCAAAGGTAGAAAGTGCGGGGTTCATCTCAGCGGTCTTGGATGGGTCAAAGAAAGCAATTGTAAATTGGTTTAAAAGTCCTAAGCATGACTTGAAAAGGCTTAGCCCTGAACATGGCATTTAAAGCGTTCACTTGTCCAGCATGAAGACATATAAACCCATGCCACTTGCGGAAGAAACCGCATATAAAAACGAAAAGTGAGGAAAGAACATGGAATTTTTAAAAGCAATTTTGGGTGAAGAACTTTTCAACCAGTTTATGTCAAAGATCAATGAATTCAACGGCAATGAAGAAAACAAGGACAAGCAAGTGAAGCTTGCTAACCTTTCCAGTGGTGAATATGTCAGTAAACTGAAATATGACGATATCGCAGCACAGCTGACGGGGAAGCAAACGGAGCTGGAAAGCGCAAATGGTTTGATTGCAGAGCTGAAAAAAGGCACAAAGGGCAATGAAGACCTTCAGGGGAAAATCACGGGTTATGAAACCCAGGTGGCAGACCTTCAGAAACAGCTTGCGGAAACGAAAATCAAATCTGCGGTCAAAGTTGCCTTGTTGTCTGAAAAGGCGCTGGATATTGATTACCTGACTTATAAACTGGAATCCAAAATCAAGGAAGAAAACAAATCACTTGAACTTGACGAAAACGACAACATCAAGGGCTGGAAAGACTTGTTGGATGGTCTGAAAACCCAGTTCCCAACACAGTTTGAAAGTGCAACAGCGAAGAAGGTTGAACCAAACAAGCTTCCGGGTTCAGATGGCAGAGAAACAGAACCGTCCAATCTTGCTGACGCTATCAAACAGCAATATGAAAACAAATAAGAAAGGTTAAAATGGTGAAAATTTATGGCTATAACATTAGCAGAAATGAAAGTTGGTATGTCCGACAAAATCGCTCAGCAGGTAGTTGATACCTTTATTCGTAATTCTGAAATTCTGGAATTGCTGCCGTTTGATAACTCAGTTTCCCCAAACGGTGGGTCTACTCTGACGTATGGCTACATTCAGAAGAAGATTCCGGGTCAGACCGCATTCCGTGCCATTAACAGCGAATACACAGCTTCGCAGGCAACGGTTGAAAAGAAGTCCGTTGATTTGAAGGTCTTTGGTGGTGCGTTTGAAATTGACCGTGTCATCAAGCAGGCTGAAGGCATGTATAACAACATGGCTTATCAGCTGGAAGAAAAGATCAAGTCCGCAATCGGCACTTTCCACAATGCAATGGTCAACGGTGACAGCACGCAGCAGACGCTTGAATTTGACGGCTTAGACAAGTTCTTGGTTGGTCAGGCCACGGAATTTGGTACGGATGCAGCTATTGATTTGTCCACAATGGCGAAGCTGAAAGAAAATGCAGATGTTTTCTATGAAGCATTAACAAACTTAATCAACAGCACTGGCGCAAATGCAATTCTGGTTAACGCTGACATGAAGACCAAGATTCAGACGGTTGCCCGTGTTTTAGGTTACAAGACGGATTCTGAAGAAGCGTTTGGCAGAACGGTCACTTCCATCAACGGTGTCCGCATGATTGACTTGGGCAATGTGGTTTCTGTTTCTGGTGAAACTGCAACGGAATCCCCAATCATTGGCAAGGTGTCCAGAAAAGTTCCTTCCAGCGCAGCGACTGACACAACCGGGCTGACTGATATCTATGCGGTTAAGTTTGATGTGAATGACGGTTTCCACGGTGTCACACTGACCGGAAACAGCGCAATTAGCCAGTATCTGCCGGACTTCAACACGCCGGGCGCAGTGAAGAAGGGTGAAGTTGAAATGGTTGCAGCAGTTGCCCTGAAGAACGTGAAGCACGCTGGTGTTCTGCGGAACATCAAGATTGCCTAATTGAAAGGAAGATGAAGATGGCAGCTAAAAAAACGAAAGAAAAGACTTTCAGAGTTAAGACCAAAGACCCCGCTTATTGCGGGGTTGGCGCTGGCGGTGTTCAGTTTGCCTATGGACAGGCTGAAGTAAATGAAGGCTGGGTTCTTCAGTGGTACAGGGAACACGGCTACACGGTTGAGCCAATCGAAGCGCCGGAAGCACCAGCTGAATAACTGAAAGGGGGCTTTGCCCATGATTGTTTCAGTGGAAAAGCTGAAGACCTATATCACAACCAACTTGGATGATTCAGTGCTTGAAGAAAAACTTCAGGCACTGGAATCCTTGGTTAGAAAGTACACCAATAACAACTTTCAAAACCGCAAGATCAGATTTCGGTGCAATGCCAAATCAGCGGGGCTTGACCTTCTGACACAGTATCTTTCCATTGGGGATACTATTCAGATTTCCCAGTCAGCGTTTAATGATGGGGTCTATGACATCATTGACATTCAAATGGGATGGATTGTATTGAACAAGCCCTTGTTTGATGAAGATGACGTGCTGATTACCAAAGTGGAATACCCTTATGATGTCCGGCTGGGCGTTGTCAACATGATGAAGTGGGACATAACCAACCGGGACAAGGTGGGAATTCAATCAGAAACGATTTCAAGGCATTCTGTGAGCTATTTCAACATGGATGGTGATAATTCCCTTATGGGTTATCCAAAATCCCTGCTGGGCTTCCTTGAACCGTATAGAAAGGCACGGTTTTAGCATGATCGGCGGGAATGCTAACGGATTGATTCAGATCAGCACCACCGCAAAGAATGCCATTGGCGAAAGTGTGAAATCATGGTTGAATATTCAAACCATTCAAGGCTGGCTGGACTTCATGTCCGGGGATGCCAAGTATTCCACTTTTAACGCCAAGATTCAAGAATCCACCCACATTTTCATTGGTGATTATGCTCCGCTGGATTCAAGGATCACTTCAGAGAATTCAAGAATGCTGGTCAACGGACAAGTCTATGACGTGGTTCTGATTGATGATCCCATGGGACTTCATCAGCAGTTGGAAATCTATTTGAATTTCACAGGGGGTCAGTTATGAGTGTGGAAGTAAAGTTTGAGGACAACACCATTAAATTTCTGAACGCCCTTGAGGGTGAAGTCAACGCTTGGCTTGAAGAAGCAGCTGGTGAACTTGAATCACAGACGAAAAGAAACACCAACGTGGGAAAAGTCGGTGGTGGCCGGACTAAGGCAGCATGGGAACACAAAGTGGACGAAGCAAAGCATGAAGCGGTGGTTGGAAATCCGCTTCAGACGGCTATCTGGCTTGAATTTGGCACTGGTGATTATGCACTGGAAGGGGACGGAAGAAAAGGTGGTTGGTACATTCCTATTGGGGAAGGTGAAGGGCAAATTTCACAGTCCGTTGTGGATGCTTATCACTTCAAGGTGGTACACGGAAAGAACGGGAAAAAGTTTGCGTTTACAACCGGAATGAAACCACAAAGACCACTTCACAAAGCAGCTGAGAAGGTAGAGAAAAAGGTTCTCAACAGGTTATCAGGTAGGCTGAAGAAATTGGGTGATAGCAAATGACGGAAGAATCCTTGGCGTTTATCAACACGGAATTGACTTCAGCGGGGATTCCTTATGAATTCATGGAATGGACTTCCAAGATGGTTTATCCGTACTTTGTCGGTGAATACACTGAACCAGAACCCATGAATGAAGACGGGATGCAGGAATCAAGCTTCATGATTACCGGAACGACAGACGGATCATGGCTTGATCTTGAAAAAGCGAAAGCAAAAATTGAAAAGTTATTTTCAAACAGGACTGTAATTCTTCCCAACGGGAACGGATTGGCAGTCCTTTATTCTGGAAGTTTGGTTGTTCCGACAGGAAACAGCAGAATGAAAAGAATACAAATCAACTTATCTATACAGGAATGGAAGGTGAACTAAGATGAGTAAAGAAGGAAAAACGGGTGTAACTTCAAAAACGCCTGAAAACATTTTATTTGGCGCTGGTACAATCCACAAAGGTTTGAAATACACGCCGGGGGCAGACGGGGCAACCGGGTCTTGGAACTTTGAAGAATCCATTGTTGGCGCTACTTCTGGCGGTTCTAAGTTGAGCATTAAGCCGGAAATCACCAACATTGAAGCGGACGGCGCACTGGTAAAAGTCAAAGAGTTAAGCCCAAAGACTGGCGAAACAGCAAGCATGGAAATCAATTTCCTTGAGTTGACAAAAGACCTGATTAAATCTTCGCTTGTTGGTATTGACGGAACGTCAGCGGATGCAGCTTATGACTTGATTGAATCCAAGGCAGATATTGCGGAAGGCGATTATTGGGAAAATATTGCCTTTGTCGGAAAGACACTGAAGGGAAAGAACATCATTGCCATTTTGGACAATGCGCTTTGTACTTCTGGCCTTGAGTTGGAAGGCAAACACAAGGAAGCGGGCATTGGAAAATACACGTTTGAATGCTATGCGGATTTGGAAAGTGACTTGGACAAGCTGCCTTGGCACATTTACTATCCGAAGGCATCAGCTTAATGAAGGGGTGAAACCGTGGAACTTAGAAAATTAACTTCAAAAGATATCTTCCCAATGTGTCAGATCGTTAAGAAGATCGGCATTGATGAATTCAAACAGTGCTTCAGCAAGCCTGAAATCATGGCTTTGCTTTCAGAGGACAAGGGGAAAGGGGAAGCTGCTGGAAAGATCGGAATCAGCATCACCTTTGATATTGTGTCCATTATTGTTGGTAACTTGCCAAAATGTAAGGATGAAATTTATGAATTTCTAGCTGGCCTTACCGGGGCAAAGAAGAAGGCGTTGGAAGACCTGTCACTGGCAGAATTCGCCGAACTGATTATTGATTTGGTGAAAAAGGAAGAATTCAAAGATTTTATTGGGGTTGTTTCAAAATTGTTCAAGTAGGGGACATCAAATTCATGGACTTGCTATTCAAAAAATATGCAAGTCCTTTTTTATTGCTTGATTCCTACATTTCGCAGGGAAGGCTTTTTGAATTCATTCTTGAGTTTTTCAAGATCAGGGATGAAGAAACGACATGGGAAGTGTGGCTTTATAAAGTCCATGACCAGTCTTTTGAAGATTTCAAAGAATCCCTTAAAGGAATCAAAGACAATAAGGAATTTACGAAAGAACAACTTGAAACAACCGTAACCAATTCAAAAGACATTCTTTTAAGTTTCAGCCCTGAATAAAGAAGGGGGTGAGTGAATGGAACTGGGAAAATTATTTTACAGAATCGCCCTTGAAGGAATGGGCGAATTTAACGATGATGTCATTGAAAGCAGAAACAACACGGCGAATTCATCCAATAAAATGGTGGAAGCTTTCAAAAAGATTGGCGCAGCCGTTGTAACTTATCTGAGCGTTTCCAAAATCGTTGACTTCGGAAAGTCCATTGTGGATGCAGCAGCAACCGTGAACGCTGAAGTTAGTGCTTTTGGACAGATCATGGGCGATTATTCCGATACGGCGCAAAATAAACTAGGTGAAATTGCTGACGCAACGGGAGTGGTTGACACCCGGCTAACGCCTTATATGACTTCGATGACAGCGAAGTTTAAGGGCTTGGGTTACGGAATTGATGATGCAACCACTTTGGCTTCTGACGGCTTGCTGCTTGCATCTGACGCAGCTGCTTTCTGGGATAAATCATTGGACGAATCTATGAGTCATTTGAACAGTTTCATCAATGGCTCTTATGAAGGCGGTGAAGCTATTGGTCTATTTGCAAATGACACGCAGATGGCGCAATACGCAATCAGAACCGGGATTATTGCCAGCACCAAAGAATGGGCAAACCTTGACGAAGCAACCAAACAGGCAACACGGTTGGAATACGCCAAACTGATGTATGAACAATCTGGCGCAACTGGGCAGGCAGCAAAGGAAGCGGATCAATATGCCAATGTTCAAGCCAACTTGACAGAGAAATGGCGACAGTTCAAGGCGCAGATTGGTGAACCTGTCCTTCAGAATATCGTCCTTCCGGCGATGCAGAAACTATCTGAATTTGTTGATAAGGCAAGTGATGCTTTTGAAAGACTAAAACCGATTGCTTCAGACATTGCGGAATTTTGGCGTGAAGTCTATGCGCCAGCGCTTGAAGCAGTTTGGGAAGCACTCAAAGGGGTGTGGGAATCTGTAGTTGGGCTGTTCTCACCACTTACAAATTTACTTCCAAAGGTGGATGAAAATAAAACGGCCATGGACAGGTTCAGGGAAGTCAGCTGGGCAATTGAAGATGCGCTGTACAAATTAGCAGACAGTGTCGGTTTCATAGCAAACGTTATTGGCGGTTTAATCATTGTCTGGGGTGGTTTTAAGGCAGGGATGGCAATCCAGACCATGATTCAGGGATTCCAAACGGCAGCGGTTCAGGTTGCGTTATTTTCAAGAACTGCGAATGGTGCGCAAATAGCGCAGGCAGCCTTGAATGGAACACTGAAGCTAGGTGAAACCATCGTGGCTTTGTTCACGGACAAGGTAACACTTGCACAACTGGCACAGGCTGGAATGGCGAAAGCGCAAGCTGCATTGAATGCAGTCATGTCAGCCAATCCAATTGCGCTTGTCATCACTGCAATTGCAGCTTTGGTTGCAATCTTTATTGTTTTGTGGAATCAATCAGAATCGTTCCGCAACTTCTGGATTGGCCTTTGGGAAGGTATCAAGGTAGCTGCCGGATCAGCGGTGGAATGGCTGAAAGGCGCTTTCCAAAGTGCAGCGGAGTTCTTCAAGGGCCTTTGGGAAGACATAACATCATTTCTTTCCACTGCATGGGAAACTATTAAGTCAATTGTTCAGGTTGGGATCATGTTTCTGGCTGAGCTGTTCACATTTGCTTTTGAGTTGTTAACATTACCTTGGCAGTTTATCTGGCAGAACTTTGGTGACACATTAACGGCAGCTTGGGAACAGATCACAACCATTGTTTCCGAAGGGTTCACATTCATCTGGGAAATTATCACAACGTTCATGACTACGGTCAGCGAATTTTTGACGGGTGTCTGGGAATCTGTTTACTTGTTTCTAACGTCAATCATCGAAACCATCAGCACGTTCATCAGTGGCAAGTTTGAAGCAATTAAGACAGTCATCAACACCACCATGAACACGGCAAAAACGATCATCACCACCATTTGGAATGCGATTAAGACCACCATCACAAACATTATTAATAATGTCAAGACAACAGTCACAAACGTGTTTGAATCAATCAGAAAAAGCATTGATGACAAGTTGAATGCAGCAAAGACCACAGTGACAACAATCTTCACCAATATCTATGATTCTATCAAAGAAAAGATTGAAAATGCTGCTAAGATCGTGAAAGACACGATTGAAAGAATCAAAGGCTTTTTCAAGTTTGAATGGAGTTTGCCACATTTGAAACTTCCGCATGTTTGGATCAGCGGGGGCTTCAGTTTAATGCCACCAAGCGTTCCAAGCTTTGGTGTTGATTGGTATGCAAAAGGTGGAATCATGACCGATCCAACGGTTTTTGGGTACAACCCTAAGACGGGCAATCTGCAAGTCGGCGGTGAAGCTGGCGATGAAGCGGTTGCGCCTATTGATGTGCTGCTTGGCTACATCAGAACAGCGGTTGGGGAGCAGAACGCAGGACTTCTTGAAGCGATTGACAGACTGATTGAAATGCTTGCGGAATATCTGCCATTACTTTTGGGCAAAGACAGCCAGCTGGTGCTGGACACTGGTGTTCTGGTTGGACACACTGCCCACGCAATGAATGAAGAACTAGGGGACATTTATGACAGAAATGGAAGGGGTGGATAATCATGAATGGGGTCTTATTTGGGGATATTCATTCTTATGATGATCTATCCCTTATCTTAAAATCAAAGGAAATTCAGTCACCAAAACCGAAAACCGACACGCTGGACATTCCCGGCGCAGACGGTGAAGAAGATTTGACGGAATACTTTGGTTCAGTCAAGTACAAAAATAGAAAGTTAACTTTCAACTTTTCCACTATCGTTCCAATGAAGGATTTCTTGGAACTGTTTTCAACCGTTCAGAATGCTGTCCATGGTAAGAAGATGAGGATTATTCTTGATGATGATCCTGAATTTTACTATGTAGGGCGGTTGACCTGTGACAAGTGGAAAGCCAACAAAAGGATTGGGACAATCAAAATTGAAGGAAATTGTGAACCGTACAAATACAAGCTGTATAAGACAGTCATCAATGAAGTGATTGGGGAAGTTCCGGTTGAAATTGTGTGCAAAAATCTGAAAAGAAATGTTGTACCCACTTTCACTGTGAATGCTGCCATGCAGATCACTTTCAAGGGTGCGAATTATGCAGTCAGTCCAGGAACGTTTCAGATCCCGGAAGTTGAATTTGTTGCTGGTGTGAACCTCTTAACTGTGAGTGGTGCGGGAAATATCAAAATTGAGTATCAGGAAGCGAGCCTTTAAATGTATAAAGTCTATTGCGATAATGATTTAATTTATGATAACAGGCTATCACAGTTAAGCCTTATCAATCCAAGCTTATCCCTTGAATTGAATAAAACAGGTTCATTCACATTCACAATTTATCCTTCTCATCCTTACTTTGACAAACTGAAAAAACTGAAGTCCATTATCACTGTTTATCAGGATGGTTTCCTGATTTTCCGGGGAAGAATCCTGAACGACAAGCAAGGCTGGCACAATGAAAAGCAAGTAACCTGTGAAGGGGAACTTGCTTTTTTACTGGATTCTATTCAAAGACCTTATGATTTCATGTCCGGCGAACGCCACACCACGGTTGAAGAATTGTTTGCGTTCTTCATTGAAAACCACAATTCACAGGTGGAAGAATCCCATCAATTCAAGCTGGGGAACATCACTGTTCATGATCCGAACAATTACATTGTCCGGGCAGATTCCACCTATATGAACACATGGGATTCCATCAACAAAAAGCTGATTGAGTCTTTCGGTGGTTATCTGTGGGTTAGACATGAACCAGACGGAAACTATATTGATTATTTGTTAGATTTTGAAACAATCAGTTCCCAGACCATTGAATTTGGGAAGAATCTGCTGGACTTGTCCAGAGTGACCAAGGGGGAAGACATCGCCACGGCAATCATCCCTTTAGGGGCTAAGACGGGAACGGATGAAGACGCTGAAAGACTGACCATTGCTTCAGTGAACAATGACATTGATTATGTTTTCAATCAGGAAGCAGTGGACACTTACGGCTGGATATTTAAAACCGTGGTTTGGGACGATGTCACAGAAGAAAGCAACCTTCTGAGAAAGGGCAACGAATACTTGGCAAGCGCTGTGAACCTCTTAATTTCCATTGACCTGTCAGCGGTGGATTTGTCGGCGGTTGAAACCAACATCAGCGCCTTTCATTTAGGCACTTATATCAGCGTAAAGACCAAACCGCATGGTTTGAATTCCTTGTTTCTGGTCACAAAGCTGTCTTTGAATTTGGCTACACCCAAAAAGAACAAGCTGACATTGGGGACAAGCTATGCTTCATTCACTGAAAAATCATCCGGCGCAAACAAAGAAATTGGGGTTGTATCACAGCAGCTGGCAGATTCAAAAACACAGCTATCAACCGCAATTCAAGACGTGACGGAACAGACCACTTCAGCGATCACACAGACATCCACGGAAATTTTGACGCAGATTTCAGAAGACTATTTTCTGAAGGATGAAGCTGAATCCCTTATCCAGTCTGTGAATACGCAATTCAGCCAGACCAATGAAGAATTTGAATTCCGGTTCAATGAGTTCTACAGGGACATTCAGGATGTGCAGAATGGGACGGATGCCAAGTTCCAAAGCCTAAGCAAATACATTCGGTTTGTGGACGGCAACATCATTCTGGGCGAAGAAGGAAATCAGCTGACCTTGCGGATTGAAAACGACAAGATTTCATTCTTGGAAAACGGCTATGAAATCGCCTATTGGCAAAATAGAAAGTTCTATGCGGTGGATGGTGAATTCATCAATTCATTGAAACTGGGGAACTTTTCTTTCATTCCAAGGACAAACGGCAATCTAAGCTTCAAGAAGGTGGTGGGCTGATATGGCGGTAAGCGGGGCATTAAGCACAAGTAATCAGTATATCAAATACAAAATCACGGTTACTGAAGGCGCTGTGGACGTTGCCAACAACACCAGCCCTGTCACGGTTACGGTCAATTTTTACCGAACCAACACGGGTTGTGAATCTTATGGGTCAGGGACAGTCTATTGCAAAATCAATGGGGTGACTTATTCGGCAGCGGTCACATCCGGCCAGAAGATCACTTCAGCAGGGATCAACCTGTTTTCAAAGACCGTGACAATTCCGCACAATGCGGACGGTTCTAAAACCATTTATGTCAGCGCATGGATCAGTCATTCTGTGGTCACGTCTTCGGAACAGGGTTTCAATGTGGTGCTGGCAACGATCCCAAGGGCAACCATCCCAACGCTTTCTGCGACAACCTTTGACATGGGAACAGCGGTCATCATTGGCACGCCAAGGGCTTCACCGGGCTTCACTCACACGCTGGTCTGTACCTTTGGAAATCAGCAATTCAATATTGCTTTCGATGTGGAAACTTCCTTCAGCTGGACAGTTCCATTGACCTTGGCAAACGCCATTCCGAACGCTGCAAGCGGTGTTGGTTCGATCACTTGCCACACCTACAACGGAAGCACGTTGATTGGAAGCAAGGTGATTTCCTTTGTTGCCAAAGTCCCTTCTGCCATTGTGCCGATTATTAATAGCGTGGTGATTGATGAAGCAGTGGAAGGAATCAAGGCGAAGTTCTCAGCCTTTGTTCAGCACCATTCCAAGGCTTCTGTGACGGCGAAAGCAAGCGGGGCTTATTCTAGTACCATCGTAGGCTATCAAGTCACTGTGAGGGGCTTAGATGGGACACTGCTGGCAACCTACACAGCGCAGGATATTTCTAATATTGGAACGGGAACAACGATCATCACAGACGTTCTTTCATGGGACACTGCCAAGATTAAGATCGGAGTGAAGATCACGGATTCCAGAGGAAGAAGCGCCAGTGTAGCCTATGAAAAAGATTTGCTTGCTTATGAAGCGCCAAAGATCACTACCTTTTCTGCGTTCAGGTCAAATGCTTCAGGTGATCCAGATTATGAAGGGCAAAATTTGAAAGTGGTTGTTAACTTCAGCATTTCAACGCTGAACAACCTGAATGGCAAATACTATGAAATTCTGTATAAGGTCAAGGGGGCTTCATCTTGGGCTGGAACGCTTGTTTCAGGCAACGTTTACAGCCGGAATGATAGTTTCATCACGGAAGTACTTTTCAGCGGTGACAGCGCCTTTGAATTGGCTATACGGGTATTTGATTTCTTTGTTTCAGATGCAAATGGCATTCATGCCACGGTAGACATTCCTGCGGCCTTCACCTTGGTTGATTTCAGGGCTTCTGGGAAGGGAATTGCCTTTGGTAAAGTGTCTGAGAAGGATGCCATGGAAATCGCCTTAGATGTTGATTTAACGGGGGATTTCCTACAGGAAGAAAGACAGACAGCAACGCTTCAAAATAACTGGATCAATTATGGCGCTGGTTATGAATCGGCCACGTTTTGGAAAGATAAGTGCGGTGTGGTTCACCTTGCCGGATTAATTAAGGGCGGTACAACAACCGCCGAAACGGTTATTTTCACCTTGCCGGAAGGCTGCAGGCCAAGAACAAGTGAAAAGTTCTTTGCGGTGTCAATGAACGCTATCTGCGTCATTGATATCTATGTTACCGGGAATGTGGCAATCAAGACCGGGGCAAATACCGGATGGTTGTCATTGTCAGGAATCAGCTTCAGAGGAAGCTAGAAAGAAGGAAAGAGTTATGGAAAACATTTTGAATTATCTTCAGGAATTATTTATGTCCAACGGAATTGCTATTGCGGTAGGGGCTTTTGTATTCGGCGAAATGATCAAAAAGACAGAACTGATTGACAATAAGTGGATTCCGCTGATTGGCGGGGGCTTGGGTTGCGTACTGGGCGCAGTTATACCGGGCTTCTTCCCGGACACAAACATTGTAGTGGCAACCATCAACGGCCTTGCGCTGGGTTGGGCAGCCACTGGCGGTTATGAAACATTCAGAAACTTAAAAGCGGGGGAATAAACCTATGGGGCAGACAGAATTCATTGGGATGTTTATCATTGCTTGTGGAAGTCTGATTGCGGTGGTCACGCCAATCATCAAGTTAAATTCAAGTATTGTTAAGCTGAACACAACGCTTGACTGTATTCTGAAAGACGATCAAACCCGTGATGAACGGATCAGCAATCACGGGAAAGAAATCGACAACCTGAACCGCACGGTGGACAGGCATGAAGTGAGAATCAGCACATTAGAGGATGAAGGAAGGCGTTAAAACCTTCCTTCTTTTTTCATTTATCCGGCAACCTTCAACCACGCTTTTCTATGCGAAAAATAGCGTCTTAGCGCTTACTTTTCATCTATTTCCCCACGTTCAAACTTAAACATATCATTTTTCAATTCAACTTCAATGTGTTCCAGTTTTAGCTTCATCTTAGGCAACTCAACACGTTGTTGGAAATAGGGCAGAGTATCAAAAAGCATGTCCGCAATTTCAGCGAAGATCAGGATTAGCGCCCACACTTCGCCGTGTCCATGCCCACGCAGCCATGAACCGATAGAATACACAGAAGCAAAAGCCACAATGACCTTCAGCCATAACGTGATCCGCATGGCCTTCTGTGCCTTCTTTTCCGTCTGTCCTATAAACTGCATGGTATTGTCCCAGAATTCTTTATATTCCTTTATAATATCAGCCCTTGTGGCTTCTGTGTTCATTCCTCATCACCCTGTATTAACTTGCGCAATCGTTTCATAATTTATGCGCAAAATAAAAAGACAGTCAATTCTGACCGTCTTTTGCCGGGGATGCAGTTTCATGTTTAGGGACTGGCTTTTTATCCAAAACCATCACCCTTTTTTTAGCTGCCTTTGTTTCTTCTTCGTCTAAGCATTCCCTTTTAATTATTTCATCCTGAATGATGCTTTTAATTTCTTCATTGGTTGCATTGCAGTCTTTTGCAATCTTTCTAAGATTTGTTCTAATCGTATTCACTACAGGATCGGTTAAGATAAGCTGGGAAAGAACATACTTATTCAGAACTTTTTTATAATCGTAATATTCATAGACAGATTCTTTCAATACGCCTTCCCTTGACAGATAATAAAGCAATTCAATTTCACTGTCTTTCTTCGGATTTAATTCCGTCAGATCGAATTCATAGAACAGTTCATTGGTTATAGGTTTGCCAAAGCCTATTCTATAAACCTTCCAGTTCACGCTATTGGTCAAAATAACCCATTCAATTCCTGAATTCGCACCATAATCCGTGGCCTGTTTGATGTGATTATCTTTCAAAATAGTCCCGGCTGATTTAACTTCAATTAAGTATTTAACAGTCCCACCCAAGGTGATTGCCAGATCACAGAAAGTTTTCTTAACTGCAAATTCTGAAGTGATTTCAGTGTATTTGTCATAACCGAAAATATCAGACAGAATGTCTGCAATGATTGTGACAGTATCGCTTTCATTAATATCCTTGTCCCTTGCATTTGTGACAATAGGCTTAAATCGCTTCAAACCTTGAATGATACGTTCTTTTGCTTTCGCTGGAATTTTAATCATACGTTTTCCTATTCCTCTACTTTCAATGACATTATAAACCTGAAAGCGGTTTATTTCAGCACAAAAAGTGAAATGAAATTCATTACATAGAAAAATAGATGAAACTTGAATGAAATTCAATTTTAACTCAGCCAAGAATTGAATTCTATTCTGAATGGTGGTATTTTGATATCACACAAGAAGATTTCAAAAAATTCTGAAAATTCTTGTTGACTTATGGGTATACCCTAAAGTATAATGAAGCCAGTTAAGAAAGGACGGTGAACAGATGCCAAGAACTGGCAGACCAAAAAGTGAGAATCCAAAAAGTGAAAGAATCGTTATCAAATTAGAACCTGAAACCAAAAAAGCTTTCACAGAGAAATGCAAGGAAGATGGGCTGATCCCAATGATTCTGTTAAGACAATGGATTCTTGAATTCTTGGAAAACAAAAAGAAGTAAGCCCCAAACCCTGAGAAAGTTTAGCTTACTTCCCAACAGCCAAAGAAACCAATTATAAATCGGCTCTTTGCCACTAAATTATAATCTGGTTTCTTTCCAATTTCAATTGAAAAGGAAGGAAATTAAGTGAAATGAACGAACTACAAACATTCAGCTTCAATGAACATGAAGTAAGAAGCATCCTGATCGACAATCAACCTTGGTTTGTCGGAAAAGACGTTGCTGAAGTGCTTGGATATTCCAACACAAGAAAAGCGTTGGCAGATCATGTGGACGATGAAGACAAGGGGGTAACGAAACGTGACACCCTTGGCGGGCAACAGGAAATGACCATCATCAATGAATCCGGTCTGTATAGCTTGATCCTGTCAAGTAAGCTGCCGACAGCAAAGCAATTTAAACGGTGGGTGACAAGTGAAGTTTTGCCAGCAATTCGCAAAACTGGGATGTATGCAACCACGGGAACTGAAAAATATTACATTCTTGAAGCTGCCCGTTTAATCTCAGAATGCAAGAAACGTGAATCTTTGCCCTATCTTATTCAGACATTAAGTGGTATAGTTGACTTATCAGAAGTCAACAAATCTGTCAATGTGAAGAAAACAGTCTATGATCCCTTACAGGAATTCCTAAACAGTAGTGAAGTTTATGAATTTGTAGGCAAACCCGCAAAGGAAGTTTACAAACAATTCAAAATCTTCTGTGCCGAAAACGATCATCCGGTAATGAATCTGTCCAACTTTTCAAAGCAAATGAATGTAAGACTTGGACTGATTGTCAAAAGACATCGTGTGGAAGGCGAACTTGTTGGTTTTTATGAGAGAGGATAATAGAAAAATGGAAAAATTAGTTGAATTATTGAACGCAGAAATCGCAAAGATTGAACAGGAACATGACAGTGAAGATTATTATGATGGTGAGGTTGACGGATTGATAATTGCCATCAGAAAAATTGAATCGTTAGCAGCATAAAAGACGGGGGAAAACGATTCCACCCGTCTTTCCTATTTTGTGTCCACGGAAATATGAAATTTGTCCACGATTTGTCCACCCTGCACAAGGAAAAAGTGATAAAACGTAGTGAAAGGAAATGATGAAAAATGAATGTGTTTCCTTCAGAAAGCCTTATTTCAAAGGCTTTCCGGTGATACCTAGTGAAACGTAGTGATGATAAAAAATAGTAGTGTCGGTAAACGGCGCATATAGAAACTATAGTCAAATTAGTGTTAAAATAGCCTTTAAATAAAGGGAT